CAGGTAACTCTTACTTGTGAATTGGTCCTCACGTTTGATGAGAATAACGAATGTTCCATTGTTTCTGGTACAGAAGGATATACTGCCAGTGGTTCCGGACAATTTGTTAAAGATGGAGACAAGAATAGTTGGGGCGATGAGGATCGGAATGCTTTGTACCTGGATTATGAGGTGGATTTCGGGACTAAGCAGTATCAGACTAAAGATACACTTGTGGTTCGTGACCGGGGTGTTAAGATTGAGACATTCAATCCTACTTATACCGAGTAAGTTAATCGTTAAAATCAGATTGATTATGAAATTTTTATATAAATTCTGGAGCTATGCGGCGGTATTGTCCGTATTGGCCTCTTGTGCAGATGATAGCAGGCTCGAATATGATGTAAAGAAGCCTGAAAGTATCGTAGAAAGTGAGTATCTGAACGACTATGATGTGTTAAAATCCTACGTAGATCGTACAGAGAACCCGGACTTTAAATTGGGTGCAGCGGTTTCAGCAAGTGACTATACCGAAAGAGGAGCAGTGTACAGTCTTGTAAATTCCAATTTTGATGAGATAACTGCTGGCAATGCCATGAAATATGGATCTGTGGTACAAGATGACGGATCAATGAATTTTGCTCAGGTTGCACAATTGATGGATGCCGCCAGGACCGCCAACATCGGTATTTATGGTCATACTCTTGTGTGGCATTCGCAACAGAACAAAGAATATCTTGAAAGCATCATTGCCGATAAAGAGGCTGAATTTGATCCTAATGCAACTGATGAGGTGGTTGATGGAATTAAGGATTATTCAGAAGAAGGATTTACCGGCTGGTCTGAGGGCCCTGTAACGCCTGTGGTTCAGGATGGAGTGTTGGTTGTTACCAATGATGAAGAACGAGAGCAAAATTATTTTGTACAATATCATGTTGCCAATAACATGCCTACCAAGGTAGGCACTAAGCATAAGGTGACTTTACGCATCAAAGGTTCTACTCCAGGTGAAATAAGAATGGCTTTGGGTGATTGGGGCAATACTGAAGATAAACCAATTTCCTTTACTGATGAGTGGACAGAAGTGTCAGCAGAGTTTAATGGCCTTGTTACTAATAGCTTTGTTATGCTGCAATCAGGAAGTTATGTTGGAACCTACGAAATTGAGTGGGTGAAAGTAACGCATGAAGAAGCTAAATCCATTAAAGTTCCGAGATATATTTACGAGAGTGATTTCTCCGATGGAGAGGCATTAGGTGGATGGGGCAACGGATCCACTCGAGAGGTTGTAAATGGAGAGCTTTTGATGACAAATCCCTCTGTGGTTAATTCATGGGAAGTACAGGCAGCTATTGATTTTTCTGATCCTTTGGAGAATGGAAGAACTTATTTTCTTAGCATGAAAATCAAAGGTAGTGGCGAAGGTTCTGTAGGACCTGGATTTCAAGATCCCAGCGATTACTCTTCCGGCGGTGATTTTGCTTCGATAAGTTTTAACACTGAGTGGAAGGAAGTTACTGTTTCAACAACTGTTACTAAAGAAACCGTTACTCGTTTCTTGTTTAGTTATGGCGATTTTGCCGGAACGATTTATATTGATGACCTTAAGCTGTATTATGAAGAGTCCGCAAATAGCATCCCCCTTACTCCGGAAGAAAAGGCTGATACCCTTACCTGGGCAATGGAAAACTGGATTTCCGCAATGATGGAAGCCACCGATGGTTATGTAACGGCATGGGATGTGGTGAATGAAGCTATTTCAGGTGCAGATTACGACGGAGACGGGTTTTATGACCTTCAATCGGCTGAAAATGGAGACCCTGAAAGCAATTTCTACTGGCAGGATTATCTGGGCGATAACTTTGTTCGTATTGCAGTGGGACTGGCTCGTGAACATGGTCCAGAGAATCTGAAATTATTTGTTAATGACTATAACCTGGAGTCTGATTGGGACGATAACCAGAAGTTGAAAAGTCTGATCAACTGGATCGAACAATGGGAGTCGGATGGTGTGACTGTAATTGATGGAATTGGCACACAAATGCACGTCTCGTACCATTTAAATCCTGAAACACAGGCCAGTAAGGAAGAGCATATTGTGAAGATGTATGAGTTGTTAGCTGCAACTGGAAAGTTGGTTAAAGTCACCGAGTTGGATATGGGGCTGGTTGACGAAAACGGCGATGCTGTGATGACAGAAGATGTTACGCATGAACAGCATATGGCTATGGCTGAATATTATAATTTCATTATTCGAAAGTACTTTGAAATTATACCTGTAAATCAGCGATATGGTATTGCTCACTGGAGTCCTGCAGACAGCCCTTCAGATTCTTCCTGGAGAGGTGGTGAACCCATTGGGCTCTGGTCTTTGGATTATGTCCGTAAACCAGCTTATGCCGGTTTTGCCGATGGTTTGGCAGGCGAATAGGTTTTTATTATTTAAAAATGCTTAAAGATTTTTTTTCAAAGCAATAGGTTAAATAGATACTCCTCCCGGATTTTTCCGGGGGGAGTTTTTTTCTTGTTCTTTTATTTATGTCTCATAAATTACATTTGGAATTAATGAGACACATTCCCTCCTGATACGTCAAAGAGGTTCTTCATGTTAATTCGAATAGTGTTATTAGTTGGAATGTGGGATTTATCTGTAGTCCTCAATATCCTTCAATAGGAGGGTATGGTTTGGCTTATTTTTATGAAATGCAGACAGGTTTTGGTAATGAACTCTATTTTCGTTCTTTTATAGATGGGAATAGTTCTTCCAAAACCAATGCTATTCGGTCATCATGGAATGATGTTTAATCAAAATTTACCCTTTATGAAGGCTCGCTTAATATTTTTGTTCGGTTTCTTTTTACTCTTTTCAATTGACACTCTCCGTGCCTGGCCGGAGATGCCTACTCCCCGTCTGCACGTGGAAGGTCGCTTTCTTAAAGATAACCATGGAAATACTGTTAACCTTCACGGTTTTGCCCAGACCTACAGCCCCTGGTTCAATGAGCGGGGGCAATATTGGAATAATTATGATGTGGAAGGATGCCTGACCTATAATCAGGGACTGATTGATGACATTTTGGATGCAGGATGGAAGATGAACTTTCTCCGACTGCACATGGATCCCTATTGGTCAAATGAGCCTGGTTGTACTCCTGATGGTCACGAATTACCGAATTGTTTCAGTGAAACCCGCTTCAGAAAATATCTTGATGAGGTTTTTGTCCCGATGGCTGAATATGCCATCTCCAAAGGCTTGTATGTGGTGATAAGACCTCCCGGTGTGAGCCCCGAAGTGATAGGTGTTGAAGATGACTACAATTATGCCGAATATCTGATGACCGTTTGGGATATCGTTTCTTCTCATCCAAAAATTCTGGAAATGGAGGAGGTGATGTTTGAACTGGCTAATGAACCGGTAAGGATTCGTCTGGCTGATGGAAGCGTCGGGAACAATACACAGGCCCATTTTGATGTATTGAAACAGATTTTTCAGCCTGTAGTGGACAAAATTCGGGAAAACGGATTTCATAATGTGCTTTGGATTCCGGGTTCAGCCTATCAGGCCCAGTACAAAGGGTATGCCGTTAATCCCATTGAGGGAGAGAATATTGGTTATGCTGTGCATATTTATCCCGGTTGGTTTGGGAGTGCCGATGGATATGAAGTATTCAAGCAGGAGTGGGATGCCAATGTGAAGCCGGTTGCTGATTTTGCGCCAATCATGATTACTGAAATGGATTGGGCACCGGAGAAGTATGAAGATGTTTCGCGGGGAATAGGGATTACAGGAACAGCCGGTGGCGAAGGATTTGGAGCCAACTTTAAGAGAATTATGGACGAAACAGGGAATGTAAGCTGGTTGTTATTTACCAGTCCTCACTTCCTGGCAGATTTTAGCGCAGAAGAGCCTGCTGATGGCGAAACCTATACTTTTTTGAATGACCCGGAAGCCTGTCCCTGGCCTGTATATCACTGGTATCAGGAATATGCAGAAACGAATCATCCCCGACCGGAATTTCAGTATCAGTCGCACAGTGACAACGGTGACGGAACTTATACAAATCCATTGATTCACGCCGATTTCTCCGATCCGGATGTGATTCGTGTGGATGATGTTTACTACATGGTAAGCACTACGATGCACATCTTCCCCGGAGCAACACTTTTGAAAAGTTATGACCTGGTTAACTGGGAATATTGCAGCAATCCGTTGGAAATGATTGAGGCAGGTGATGCATATAATCTTTTGAATGGAGAAGACAGGTATGCACGTGGGCAATGGGCGTCCAGTTTGCGATATAATGATGGCACTTTCTACATCATGTTCAATACCCTCGATGAGGGTGCGTATTTATTGACCAGTTCTGACCCGGCAGGACAATGGGACCTTCAAAAACTTTCCCGTAGTTATTATGACCCGGGGCTTTTCTTTGACGAGGATGGGAAAACTTATGTGGTACATGGAATCAATACCATTAAGATTACTGAGCTGGATGATAATTTTGAAGCCATAGGTGAAGACCGCACTGTGATTGAACGACCGGAGTCTGGACTGGAGGGATGTCACATGTACCAGATAAACGGGTTTTATTACATCTATGCTACTTATGGAGGATGGCCTGCTTCACAGGTCGCTTTCCGGTCCACGAATCTGTTTGGGGATTATGAAGAGAAACTTTTATTGGATGATGACAATATCCATCAGGGGGCATTGGTGGAAACGCAGACAGGAGAATGGTGGACGGTTTTGTTTTATGACAAGGGGCCTTTTGGGCGTTTTCCCAATTTGCAACCTGTAACCTGGGTGAATAACTGGCCTGAAATTGGTGAAAATGGGCAGGGTGTTACGACTTATCGCAAGCCCGATGTTGGGCAATCGTATCCTGTAACAGTGTTGCCTACCAATGATAACTTCAGAAATTATCAGTTGGGTAAGCAGTGGGGGTGGAACCACAATCCGGATGACAGCAAATGGTCGCTGTTTGACCGGCCCGGATTTCTGCGTCTTGAAACTGCAGGGGTGACCGATGGTTTGCTGAATGCAAGAAATACCTTGACTCAGAGGATTTTTGGCTATCACTCCGAAGCGACTGATTCTTATGGAACCATCAAGCTGGATGCCAGTAATATGCAGGAAGGTGATGTGGCCGGTTTGGCTGTTTTTCAGGATCCTTATGCTTTTATCGGCGTAACGGTTGCTAACGGAGAGAAGCGAATAATGACAGAGCTGGATGGCGTAGCTCAGGTAGCGACTGATGCTTTGGCTGAAGAAGTGGTTTACTTAAGAGCAGTAGCCAACTACGGTACCGGTATCGCAAAGTTTTATTACAGTACCGATAATCAGACATATCAGCCGATGGGAGATGATCTGAATATGGCATTCGACCTGTCGGTTTTTACCGGTAATAAATTCGCCATATTTAACTATGCTACTGAAACAACAGGTGGTTTTGTGGATGTGTACTGGTTTACTACGGAGGCAACCTTTTCCGAAGATTTGTTCTACGACGATAGTTTTACAGGTTTTACAGAGGAACAGTTAACGCTGGACCAACTGTATATGGACGACCAGGAGTTGGAACTGGTTTTGGGAAGCAACAGGACATTAAGAATTACTGCTCTTTTTCAGGATGGGCATACGGAAATTGTTTCTTCAGAAGTATCTGTGGTTAACAGCAATCCCGAGGTAGCATACGTGGTGAACGGACGAGTTGTAGCCGGAGAAAACGGGAAGGCTAATATTACCGCTACCTATGAGGACAAGCTTGGAAATCAGCAAAGTGTCAGTTTTACTGTCGTCGTAAGCATTTTTCCTTTAACCAACGAAGGATTTAATCCTTCCATCTGGGAAACGGGAACCTTTGATGAATCGACAGGTGAACTGATTACCGGACAATATGGCTTTGGTGGTTGGCAGTACGACAACGGACTGGATTTGTCAGGATATAAATTTCTGGTGGTTAAACTTAAGAAAATTCCCGGCGGAAATGCCTCATTTCGCATCTTTGATGAGAGCAGTTACTGGTCTTCACCTTTTAGCTATGACGTGCAGGATGAAACAGAATTGGTTATTGATTTGAACCGCATGAAGAAAGAGGTCGATGGACAGTTGGTTGCGCTCGATCCTTCGCATATTTATATCGTTGGGTTCTGGTCGTTGGGGGGAAGTCCAATTCTTATTGAAGATGTTTTTCTGTCTAATTCGGATGAATATGACACTTCGGTTCAGGAAATTGATTTTGATGAACTGTTGCCTGACGAAAAGGTGGACGTCTATTCTTTAACCGGGAGGTTGCTTCGCTCAAAGGTAAAAAGAAAGAATGCTGTTTCAGGTCTTGTTACAGGCGTTTATGTGATTGGCAATACTGAAAAAGGATATGGAAAGGTGGTGGTATCTGACTCTTATTAGGAATTGATGAGAAGATATCGTTTCGGGCTCTGTTCTGCCGGGTTTTCAGACAGGTTCTTTGATTAATTTAGGGATGATTTGTTTTTTCTTTCTTAGGTTTTATGTTTTGTAAAGCCATGAAACATGGTAGAGGTTTTTAATTTAGAGATATTTTAGTTTTAAAATCAGATATAATCGGTGAGTTGTCTAAAAAGATTCTTTAAAGAAAGGGGCAGTGAGAGGTGTGTCTGATATTGAAAGAATAATATCTTAAATCAAATCAGGACCAATGATTGATTAACTATTTTTGAAGCAGTAGGTTTTTTGACGATTTAAAGACCTAAAAGCTATTTGTTCAGGTTATAATCAGGCCTGGATATTCAGTTTTTCTCAGTAATTCCCCGGAAGCGTGTGCTGTGCTTTCGGGGAATTTTGTTTTATAGGGCCAATAAAAGGGGTTTGAGGCAGAAGCTCACAAAAAAACCGCAACTCTTCTATTGAAGAATTGCGGTTTTTTGTTGTGATCCGGGCGGGACTTATTTATATTAATTTTCAATTTTCATATAAAGCAACAATATTAGAGTAAACAACCTTATAACCTAAACATAGAGCCGTTTTTTGTTGTTTATGAAATTAAGTAGAACTAAATTAACTTTCAGTTGAAAAACTTTTTTAGGGTGCAAATTTGCAAAGTTGCACCCTTTAGTTTATCTTTGGATTAGTAAATTCAAAACTTGAAATCATGGCTTCACTCAAATGGTTTATTCGCACAAATGCGAAAACAAAATCAAAGCCCGTTACTATTCGGGTACGACTTCGGGACGGACAAAAGGACGTCTATTCAAAAACTCATCTAAGCATCCCGGCTAAATTTTGGAATCAGAAAGCACGGACTACCCGCGCCAAAATTTCTAATTCAGGAGACTTTGCAGAAAGGGACTGGTATAAAGACCAGCTGGAGACGTTGGAAAGACATATTTTAAAATCTTACCAGGACAAAGGGGAACTTTCCAAAGAATGGCTTTCTGAATGTATTGAGAAATTCAGAAATCCTGAAAGCTTTGAGAAAAAGCCAGTCACTCTGTTTGAGTTTATTTCTCATTTTATAGAGCAGTCAGAGCAAAGCATAAACCCAAAAACGGGCAGTCCTGTACATTATCGCATTCGCCGGGACTATATCCGAACCTTTGAACTACTCAAGGAGTTTGCAGCTGGTCGGGAAATTGATTTTAATGATATTGACCTGGATTTTTACAATGATTGGATAAGCTTTCTCCAAACAAAAAACATAGGATCCACAGAGGAACCAAAATACTACAAGGCCAACAGCGTAGGAAAATTTATAAAAAACCTGAAAGTATTTCTCAATAAAGCAACGGAGGACGGTATAAACACAAACCTACGGTACAAATCACACCGCTTTGTTAAAATTCAGGTAGAAACAGACAGCATCTATCTTAATGAAGCCGAATTAAACCGCATTCAACAAATTGACCTTTCAAACAGGCCATACCTTGAACGGGTGAGGGATCTGTTTTTGGTTGGTTGCTGGACTGGTTTAAGGTTTGGCGACCTTTCACGAGTGAAGCCTGAAAACATTCAAGACGGTTTTATACGTGTTACACAATCCAAAACAGGGGATAGGGTTGTAATTCCATTGCATCCGGTTGTTACTTCCATTTTAGAGAAGTACGAAGGCCGTTTGCCGGCCGCTATTTCGAATCAGAAGACAAACGACTTTCTCAAAGAGATTGCAAAGCTGGCAGAGTTAAATGAAGATCTTCACATTTCCGAAACCCGTGGAGGTATCAAAAGAACCGTAAAACGGCAAAAGTGGGAATTGGTCAGTTCCCATTCTGCCCGCAGATCTTTTTGTACCAACTTGTTTAAAGCCGGATTCCCCTCGCAATCAATAATGAAAATCAGCGGGCATAAGTCCGAGTCTGCCTTTCGTAAATACCTAAAAGTTAGCGAAGAAGAACACGCCAATTTGTTATTACAGCATTGGACTAAAAACGGTAATCATTTAAAGGTTGTAGGGTAATGAATAAGGAAAACATACACACAATACTGCAAAAAGAGTTTCCCGGTACTGATAAGAAAGTATTGGATATAATTGCAGGGCATATAGTAAAATCCGTTTTTACTGATATGGAAACTGTAATCAAAGAAGGCAGGTCGCTGATTGAAATATATGATCGGCTTGAAAATGAAAGGCCTTTGCCAGAACAATCACCTGCGGAGGTAATTAGTGAAATGATGCTCATAACGAAAAATAATCGGTTAATAGGTTCGGAGGTTCTAAATCATAAAGCATTATCAAAGATCGCACCTGACGGAGAACAGGGATATTTAAAGAATCAGATTTATTTAATGATAAAAGAGATAACAAAAACAAGGTTTGGTTATATTGATTGGAATGAGTCAGGACAACCCATGAACGAAGAGGAATTAACCCCGCTTGCTATTAATTACTATCAAAAATGGAGCTCCTTTGGAGAAAGAGAAAGAACGGTTGCTGTTGATGACTTATTGGAATTCTTTGAGTGGTATTGGTTAATCTACGAACTTAAACAACTCAAAGAACAGGTAAAGGATCATTCCCAGTTAATGGAAAAACTTTGGCATAGAAAATACATTGATAACATCGACAAGGATGTTTTTAACAATGCTATGAAAAATGGGCCATATCCAACGGAGAAAAACAAAGTTATCTGGATTGGTAAACCGTCCGATGCAAATAAATTCTGTGAGCATTTAGGCATGGTAAGTGATGGACGTGGTAGGTATAAGGTTTGGAATCGATATTTCATCTTAGATAATGGAAAGCCTTTATACGAGAACACCAAACCAGATAATCGCAGGGGAGATATTATCGACCTAATGGAAAATGAAGGTTACCCGGAGGGGTATTTGAAAAACATTAAAAAAGAATAGCAGAAAACTTATCTAAAATACAACTATTTGAAGGCCATTAATTTGGCCTTTTTTTATGCCTAAAATCTAAAAAAGTCTAAATACTTTTAGATAAGTAACTGTCAATCAATTCTTTAACTAACTTAAAGTCGTTGTATGTTTGTGGTAACGAATCAAGTTAATCACAATTAAACATACAACGTCATGAACACACAACCATTTAATTTACACACAATTCTTTCAAATCCAGAACTCGCTGGAAAGCTCAAATTTGAAATATCGGGGATAGAAATTGTAAATGCTATTCAGACAGCCGCCCGAGAACTTCATGAAAACAAATCCGAAAAAATTTCATCTGAAGAGCAGTATTTGACACCTGACCAAGCCGCAAAGATGCTTCAGGTTTCTAAGGTGACTCTTTGGACGTGGAACCGAAAAGACATTTTGCCAGCCTTCAAAATTGGCCGCCAAGTCAGGTACAAGCTTTCAGATATTCAAAAAATAGCCGAAGGAAGGGAGGCCAGCCATGAAGCATAAAAAAAGCCCCGAAACCGTGGGGACGGTAAAAGGGGCAGAATCGAAAGGGGGAATCAATGGGACAAAGATAATCAATCTTTCCGACTTCGGGCCAGCCACTCAATCAATCCATTCCGTACTACTTACCGGACAATACACTACTGCCGAACTGGTAAGGGAAACTGGTGTATCTGATCCGAGGTCGCATATTCGCTATTTAAGAGCCGGGGGTGTTCCAGTCTCTGACTACTGGCTGCATTTGGGCGATAATACCCGCATGAAAGTTTATTTCATCCATTCAGCACCGATCAGGAAGAAAGGAGGTGCACAATGATATACTATTGTGTGGCTGCAACCGTTGACGCCGGACTAATCAATCATGTAATGGAGATTGATACCGCTACCAGGGGGGTAGCACTTGGATATCATATACTACCCGGCACCATTACCCCCGACCGGAAAAGAGCTGAAGAACTTCTTAAGCAATGGCAGAGAAGCCCTTTCCGGCTAACGAAAGAACTTGAAAAACTTGTAATCTACTAAACGCTTTGAATTGAAAAACGGAGGTTACATAAAACTTTTCAGAAAACTCACAGAATGGGAGTGGTACGATGACGCCAACACCTTTAGAGTGTTTATACACCTTTTGCTAAATGCGAGTTTTGAAGCAAATAGTTGGCAGGGTATCGCGTTGCAGCCCGGACAGTTAATAACCGGGAGGAAGAGATTAGCCAAAGAATTGAAGTTATCAGAACGACAAATTCGCACTTCATTAAATCGCTTAAAATCGACCAACGAAATAGCCATCAAAACGACCAACAAATTTAGCGTTGTAACTATTTGTAAATGGGAAGATTACCAGAGCGAAGGAGAAGCCAAGCGACCAGCAAAACGACCAGCAAAAGAGCCAACAAACGACCAACAAACGACCACTACTAAAGAAGGTAAAGAAGGTAAAGAAGTATTAACACGCGATTTTGAGAAGTTTTGGACGCAATACGACAAAAAGAAGGATCGAAAAAAATGTTTTGCAAAGTGGAAGAGACTAAGCCAGTCAGATAAAGAAAAAATCTTTCAGACGTTACCGGCTTATATCACATCAACACCTGATAAGCAATACAGAAAAAACCCGCTTACTTACCTTAACGGTGAATCATGGAACGATGAGATTATTACCTCATCCACCGAACAGGAGAAAGCAGACATTAACTATTTGGAATATTCACCCGCATAGACATAGACAATGGAAAACCTACACGACATAGAAACCGAAAGAAAAGTATTAGGTCAGCTCATAATTGAGCCAGACGCTTACCTGAAAGTCACTGACATACTGAGTGCATCAGATTTTTACCAAAAGGAGCATTCAGAGGTTTACGAGGCTATTCAAAACCTTTTTAAAGAAAACACCCCGATAGATATTGCATCGGTCATCTTTCAACTCAAAAAGCAGCAAAGCCAGATGTCAGCTTTTGAGGTTACCGGCTTAATGGCAGACGTAGCAGCCGCCGCACATATTGAGTATCACGCCCGAATCATCAAAGAATATTCCATACGCCGCACATTAGTAACTGAAATAAGACGCTTGGATAAATTGGGAACGGACCCCAGTAATGATTTGGATTATTTCATTGATAGAGCTACCCGATTGGTTGACCGTGTGACGGATGAGGTGGAAAACAGATCGCAGATTAAAGATTTTAAAAAGAATGTGGCCGATACAATCGAAAGTATAAGAGACCGCCAACAAAGCGAAAATACGCCACAATATGGAGTTAAACCCTCTTTAGCAGCTATCCGGCAATTTGTGCCAGTTTGGGAAAACGGTCTTTTGATAATAATTGCTGCCCGGCCATCTATGGGAAAAACAGCGTTTGCACTTCATGAAGCGATACACATTGCCAGCACGGCCGGCCCGGTTCTTTTCTTTTCGTTGGAAATGACAGCCCGCAAACTTACCACAAGGGTTTTACAAAGGGAATCGGGCCTTTCGGGTTATGACCTTGACCGATTGACCGCCAATCAATGGGGCGTTTTGGATGAAGCTGTTTCACACGTTCAGGATTTGGGACTTTACATTGATGACACACCGGCCGTATCTCTCGGACACGTTAAAGCCAAAGCGAAAATCTACAAAAAGCAGCACGGCATTAAAGCAATCGTTGTGGATTATTTGGGGTTAATGAAAGGAGACAGGAGCCTTCCCAGAGAACAACAAGTGGCTGAAATATCCAAAACCATGAAAGGCATTGCAAAGGAGTTTGATTTGCCGGTGTTTTTGCTCTCACAGTTGAACAGGGGGCCTGAAAACAGACCTGATAAAAAACCCATACTCTCAGACCTTCGCGAATCCGGGGCTATTGAGCAGGATGCAGATATCGTGGTCTTTCCACATCGACCCATTTATTACGATTCCAAAGCAATAGACGAAAAGGGCAAAGCATATTTCTATTTCGCAAAAAATCGGGATGGTAAAATCGGGGGCGCGGTGACTAAACACAATGAGACAATAACGAAATTTTATGACATAATCCATACACCTGATGGGGCCGCACCATATTAAACAACGTGGAGAATGTGGAGGCCTAAAAAACAGAATTCAATCAATTTTTAACCAAATAAATCAAAAGCAATGAAAAAGCACAAATCAAAACACACGGTTTACCAACCAGAAAACACAATGGACGTGGAAATGACCTTTCAGAAAACAACCCCTTACCTGGATGGGATCCCTCAAAAACCTGATATCACATTCGTGGTCTCCGACTTGGACGAGACAAAAGAGATTGTAACCTCCATATCCATTAAAGAAGCTAAGCAAATGGTAAAAGGCTTAAAGGCCATTATCAAAGAGGTTGAAGGATAGAAAACCCGCCCCGGAATTATAGCCAATTCCGGGGCAAAAAACAGGGTTCAAGTCTGCTAAGGATGAAATAAAAACAGGTTAAGTAATTGAAAGACAGAGTAAGTTAATAATATAATTTTGAAAGTTGCACCCTATTTGCACCCGAAAACCGAAAAAAATGAAAAATCCAACAATAAAACCCGGCCAGCTGATTACTGGGAATTTTAACTACCTGAATGAAGTGAGAAGGAATCTGAGAATAATAAATATTGAAAAGGTCATTCAGGAAAAGGCACATGAGGTTTCAATGCTTTTACTCAATAGAGATAAAAACAGAATCCGCATAAAGCAGATTGAACACGATATAATCTTTTTTCAAGAGATGTTACAAACCCTTTCAGATGTGCCTTCATGGGTGGATCTGCCGTTACCAAGTAATAACTAACTAAACTAAAAAAACATGGGAAATTTGGTATGGCACGCTGAAATTGACGGCGAGCAGGTAAAAAGAGACATAAGAGAGATGAACCAGCGAATCTCTAAATTCACAAAGGACGTGAAAAATCAGGGGAACCAGGTTGATAGTACCTTTAAAAGAATCGGTGCGGCAATGGCCGGGTACTTTTCAATCACAGCCGCAAAAGGATTTTTAGATCAGGTTATCCAAGTCCGGGGGGAGTTTCAACAGCTGGATATTGCGTTGCAAACGATGCTGGGGAGCAAAGAAAAAGCGGACCGGTTAATGAGTGAGGTTGTAGAAATGGCAGCCAAAACCCCCTTTTCATTAACAGAGCTGGGGCAAGGTGCAAAGAGGTTGCTGGCATTTAAAGAACCAGCCGACCAAGTAACCGAAAGTTTACGCCGTTTGGGTGACCTTGCCGCCGGTGCATCCGTTCCGGTTACTGACCTTATACAAGCTTACGGTAAAGTTTCAGCTAAGGGCAAGATGCAGGCCGAAGAGTTAAACCAGTTTGCCGAAAGGGGTATTCCTATAATTTCAGAGCTTGCAAAAGTAGTCGGAGCTACTGACAAAGAGATCTACAAAATGGCCGAACAGGGCCAAATTGGATTTGAAGAGTTGCAAGCTGCAATTAAGAACATGACCAATGAGGGCGGCCAATTTTTCAACCTAATGGAAAAGCAATCTGGTTCACTCACTGGTCAGGTTTCCAATTTAGGGGACGCGTGGGACCGTATGCTTAACGAAGTTGGGGAAAGCAATGAAGGCATGATTTACGCCGGAATTGGCGGTTTGAAAACCTTGGTGGAGAATTATGAAACTATCATTGACACCCTGAAAGTTCTTATTGCCACTTATGGAGCCTATCGGGCCGCTTTGGCACTGGGAGCCATTGCCAGACAGTCAGGCAATATATTGGAATCCATAAAGGTTTGGGGCAGTCTGGTAAAACAGATCAGAACCGCGAAGGATGCACAGGCCGCCTTCAATTTGGTAACAAAAGCCAATCCCTGGGGTTTATTGGCCGCCGCCGTTGCTGGTTTGGTTACTTATTTGGCTGTTTTTAATACCGAAACCAAAGATGCAGCTAGTGAGGTTGAGAGATTGGCAGATGTTACGGGGGAAGTTAATTCCAAAATGGAGCATGAAAACAGAATGCTCGATATGTACAAAAGGAAATTGGCAGAAGCTAAGCCAGGAAGTGAAAGGAGGGTTGAACTTGTTGAGGAGTTGAATAGAAAATACCCCGACCTTCTTTCTAATATAGATGCGGAACACGCTTCAATCACCACGCTCCAAAGCACCATTGATGAATATGGGAAAAGCCTTGAGAAAACCATAAAATTAAAGGTTCTTGAAAATGAATTGTCTGGCATCCTTACGGAATCCCAAAATATTGAACAGCAATACAGGGAGGGGGAAATTAATTCAAACGAAAGGTATAATCAACAAAAGAGACTTGAGGAAAGGCGCGACCGTCTTTTTGAAGACCTGGAATATCAAAAAGACCTTGTTGATTATGGGAAAGAGGTTGCGGCCCTTATGAAGCAAAGAAGAGGACTTCAAAAGGAATTGGCAAAATACGAATCCTTTGGAAGTATCACAATGCAATTGCCAGAAACTAAAGAAGGGTATGAAAAGGCGAAAAAGGATATTGAGGCAATAAACAAACAGATTGAGGATATTATATCTGGTGGTAGTGAAGATGGAGGAGGAGAAAAAACCGGGCCTTTTGATGTCAAAGCTTTTGAAAAATCACTATCAGAGCAAAAGAAAGCTTACGAAGAGTATTTTGGGGCCTTGCGCACAGCCAGGAAGGAAGATGTTGCAGCCATAAAAGAACACAACTCCCAATTACTGGACCAAGGACAGAGCCTGGAAGATTTTCTTTTAAAACAGTTGGAGGCATACGCTGATAACGTTCAGGCCAAAATGGCGATTTACCAAATGGCCGCAGCTGAGGGATTAACTCTTGATGCCAGGCAGGCTGTTCCAGACGAACTAAAAAGCTCTTGGGCAAAAGTTGGCACACCAGCCGTCCCAGACTCCAAAGATTTAGCCAATCTGGATGCTTACAAACGCAAATGGGAGGAAGCCGGGCAAGCTTTGCAGTCAGCTTTAGACCTCCAGAGGATGGATGAGTTCGGACAAAATGCCATACAAATAGCATACATAATGCAGGATATTGCCAAAGCCGTTGGAGGTATTAATGCGGAACTTGGCAACGTTATGATGACCATTGCGGACACGGTAGGGAGTGCCGGGAATATGGCAAAAATGGCCGCATCGGGTGACTATTTAGGGGCCGCATCTGCGGGTGCGCAAAGATTAACTGATTTTACATTAAGCTTAATAAACGCATCCAAAGAGCGTAAAGCAGCTGAAGAGGCCTTTTATCATTCCGTTAATGCACTTCAGAATCAGTACAATTTAAGCCTCAACGAACAATTAAGACTTCAAACCGAACTCAACGAAAGTATTTTTTTGACAGATTATGTCGGGCGAATGTCGGATGCGGCCGAAGCTTACAAAGATGCGACACAAGGTTACCAGGAGGCTATGAACGACCTTAGCGAAAAAGGAACTGTTCAGGTAGGAACAAAAGATGTGACAGATTGGAGTAAGGTTGCAGGGGGCGCGGCTTTGGGGCCAGCCGGCGCAATATTAGGCGGTCTTTTCGGTAAAAAAGAGGAAAAGGTGATGGCTAACCTTTTAAGCCAGCACGAGAAGTTAACTGATGAAACCGGAAAGTTAGATATTGATTATGCCAATACACTTATTGAGCAAGGTTTACTTAATGAGGAAACAGAAAATTTGCTTCAGAATACCATTGACTGGCAAACCAAAATGGAAGAAGCTGAACAGCAAATGAAGCAAGTGAGCCAAGAGTTGGTTGGCATGATGGGAGACGATTTGAAAAATGCACTTGTAACAGCATTTGAGGAAGGAACAGACGCGGCCGCCGCCTTTGGAGACAGCGTGGAAGAGATTCTTGAGAATATGATTGCCGGGGAAGTTGTAAACCAGGTGATGGGGCCTTTGCTCAATCAATTTGGGGAAGACTTTGAACAGGCTTATGCTGGTGGAGGCTATCAAAGTGCTTTAGGCTTAATAGGTGACTTTACCAAAGATGCTGCGGTGAGGGTTGGTGATGTAAAAAAGCTACTCGAAGAAGCGCAAAAAGCAGCTAAGGAAGAGGGTTTTTCAATCTTTGACGGCAGCGCATCGGAAGACCCTTTAACAGGTGCAGTAAAGGGAGTTTCAGAGGGAACCGCCTCATTGATCGGCGGACAAATGAACGCTATCCGAATTAATCAGGCGGAAAGTTTACGGATAATGAATGAATCAATCCGGTACCAGTCAGAGATTGCGGCGAATACGCGGTACAACAAGCACCTGGAAAGCATTGATAACAAACTTAACGTTTTGAAGTCAAACAAAAATTCCGACAAAAATTCCGACCCCTTAAAAGCTAAAGGACTTTAAACAGGTAAGCAATGAACCACATTAGAGACGGCCCCGGCTTGAAAAATAGGTATCGGCAAATGTTCTAATCAAAAGGGAGCAGGCTTGGCCGCCTGTTCCCAATCACAAACCCTTTAAAATTAAAAGTCATGTTAGCAGATTTTATTGAAGCTATTCCAGTTCATCTTAGAGATGACCTTTATCAGTTGCTCAAAGACAACTGGATTCATTCCGAAGAGCGTAAAGCATACATTGAACGCAACCAGGAGCGGCACCGGAAAAAGGAAATTGAGCAAATGAGGCGAAGAGCGATAATGAGAAAACGAGTTTTAAGGCCGGAAAAGGTTTAAATCATCCATACGGGACGATAAACTACAAGCCAAAGCCCCTTTAAAAACTGAGAGTATTAAACCAAACAAAAGGAGTTGCACCCTTAGACGCACCCTGACAACGAAAAACAAGAGAACAATGGCAAAAACAAAGTACGATCCGCAAACATGGCCTTTACTCGCTGAAGGGTACGCAAGGGAGGGCCTAACAGACCAGCAAATAAGGAAAAGGCTGGGAGTAAGCAATGGAACCTTTTACAAGTATGTGGAGCAATACCCGGAATTTAAAGAGGCTCTGAAGCGTGGGAAAGCCCCGGTTGACATACAGGTGGAAAATTCTCTTTTAAAAAGGGCTTTGGGGTATGAGTACACCGAAACCGAAAAGAAGAAAAAAAACGGCAAGCTGGTTGAAGAAAAGGAGACGGTTAAACAGGTTGTGCCGGACACCACCGCGCAAATCTTTTGGCTGAAAAATAGAAAGCCGAATGTTTGGAGAGATAAACAGGTTTTAGGGCATGAATTTGAAAAGATGCCAGAGGAAGACCTTAACAGAATTATAGCCGGATTATATCCAGATAGTACAAATAATTCAGATCAAAAAAAGGAGTAAGCAAATGAAAAGAGTTGACCAATTGACCAAGTCAGAGAAAATCGAATTCCTTAAACGAATTCAGGCTGGGGAGATAAACCCGAAGGAAGCTAACGAGCCACCTGTATTTTCAACAAAAACCGGGGATACGTTCCTTGCAATGATGCAAAGCAGAAAGAATGTTATCCCTATCACTTCAGAGGCCATAAGAGATGCTGAAGAAGTAACCAACGCAATTAACGGCCGGTAGGACAATAATCCTACCGGGTATTTTCTAATCAATAAACAATTACAAAGATGAAAACAATTTCTAAAAGACAAATCCAAGACCTTGTAAGAGGTAACGGAGAGTTAGCGACCAGAGCAAGAATTGAAATGCTCAGAGATACCGAATCTGAACTTTTCAAACAGCTTCATGATCCGGAGGTGGTAACAACTGCAGAAATCCCCCTGACTGATGCACAAGCCGAAGCCTACGAGAAATACACACTTGCATCCATTGAAGCGTGGGCCACCGGTGGAAATAATTCTTCTTATTAATCAATTTTAAATTTAAAATCATGGCAGAAACAAAAGCAAAAACAAAGGCCACAGAGGCCACGAAAACCAAAGAAGCACCAAAGAGAGTGCATTTTGATGACTTCAAATTTGGACAACTAAAAGGAGACTATGAGAGATCTTTGGGAATACTTCAAACAGCGGTTGACCAATACGAAGAGCTGGGAATTGGTAAAGCAACCGACAAAGTTTTCCGGGCAATCATTAACAACAATCTAAGCCAGGTAAAAAATGAATATCTGGAAAAGATGGAATCTGATATTCAGGAGGCAACTAAAAATAAAGTTTTAGCTGCAAAACTTTGGGAGGCGGTGGATGCACCATTTGACAGATGGGAGGAAAAGGTGGCAGAACAACACCGGGGCATTCAGCGTGTTTTTATGGAAGGAATATCAGCCGGGTTTCTTCGCCGTTTGAACTGGGAATATTTCCAGTTCAAGGATGGGAAAGTAACCTTTGACGAAAAAGCACTTGAAGACGAGTGTTCTGTTTTTGTTAACTCTGAATCACGGAAAAAGTTTTTTGAACTGGCAGAAGAGACAGAGAAACAACTCCAGGAGCTTCAGCGGATGGCAAAAGAATACGCACCCAACGGAATCCCGGCATCAGTTATGCCCGGTAGTGCTCACAAGGGTTATTTATTCAACTATGGGGCAGGAGAGCAAATTCATATGGATCCTGAATGGTTGAAAGCTATTCATTAACCACCCTTAACCCTAACCCAACAATCAATTATTTTTTATCATTAAAATCAAATTATCATGGCACTTGGATTTAAAAGAGTAAAATCAAGGGAAGGCATTCCCGTTTCACAAGTAGATTTTGAAAACGCACAAGGCGGTTTCTCTTTGGAGATGACCGGACTAATTCCGGGTGAAGAAATTCCCGCAGGTTCATTGTTTATTTACGATGAGCAAACCCGAAAGGCGAGACTTGTAAGAACCGCCAAAGTGTTTGAGGCCGTCAGTAGCGCACAAACTGTAAAGGTCGCAAAAAGACATACTGTTAAGGCTGGTTCAACTATCGAAGGGGTAGAGATAACCAGTGTTGACACGGAAAATGAGGAATATGATGTTTTAAACTTTGCTACAGTAATCACGGCTGGGCTGGGCGATGTTTTGTCTTCAGAAAGCACCGAAGGAAAGCACACCGGATTGCTTTATCAATCCCTTTTTGCAGAAGAGGATGAAACTTTGTCGATTGCTATTCGATGCACGGTTTATGCAAATCGCATTCCTCCGGTTTCAAGGGAGCAAATCCCTGATACCATTCTTTTGTCGTTTTCAAATTAACCACCACGGGGCCAAAGTGCAGATTATCACTTTGGCCCTTTAAACCTCTAAGCAATGGGATTTAATCCACGTTTTACAGCAAGAGAAATCAACAGAGATTTACAAAACTACTTTAACCATATCCACCACGGTATTGTTTCAATTATGGAACGAGTGGGAGAAGAGTTTGCCCGGGATGCAAAGGACGGGGTAAACATATCCGGGGCCTTTCCAAAGGGAGACTATACCGACCAGACAGCAAATTTAAGAAGCTCAATAGGCTATGCCATTGTTTATGATGGGGCCGTTGTTGCAACTTCTTTGCCGGTCCTGGATACTGACACCGGTAAGATTGTAAATGAAGTTTTGACAAATAGTGTTCCCATGAAATGGATCTTAGTCGGGTTTGCCGCTATGGAATACGCATCCTATTTGGAAAGCAAAGGGTACAACGTAATAACCTCACAAAGCACCGTGGCAATGGTTGACCTGGAATCGCGTGTTCGGAAATTTGCCAAAGGGAAAGACTTTGGAACCAGCTTTAAACTTGGTGGTGTAACTAATGCCCTTTAGCCTTATGGATGTTTACGAAAGTCATTTAAAGGTAACCATTGCCAAAATTAGAGCCCTTTACCCGGAACTTGTGGAAGATTGCAAGCCCATTATTCCAGAAATGACAAAAACGCAAATGAGGGCCGTATTTGATGCCTTTATAGATTTGCGGGGTAGTATGCCGGAAAGTAACAAAGAAAATGAAATAACCTTGCTTGTGGCTGTTTTTGCCCTATTCTTTGACCCGGACTATTTAAACGGATTTAAAAAGAAAGCAAGGGTAGGTTTCCGGCCTATAATTTCAGAGTTTACCGGAATCAAAGAAAGGCTTTTGTCATATTACTTCAAACAGGCGTTAAACCAAACGGTGGTAAGGCGTTTTAGGGATGAGGTAATAAGCACTGCAAAAATAATTTCAGATTTAACAGGCTTAGATTTGGAATTGTGAAAATTTAATTTCTATCTTTGAAGTGCGAACTAAATAAATAATAAGGGTGACCAATAGGCCGCCTCCAATGGGAGGTTTTTTTGTGCCTATATGTCAACAGATTTTCTTTAACCGTATAGATATAGGACGGTTGCATTAATTCCACTGTTTTCGTGTTGTAATGGCATGAATAACCCTTATTATTTAAGAGTTCGCAAGCAGGCAAAGGAATAATGTAACCGTTTTTTTATTAATCATTTTTAAATTGCGAACTCATGAATTCAAAAGAACAAACTCAAAAGCAAATTGAAGAGAGAAGAGAACAGCTTAAAAAACAAATCAAAGAGAGTGAAAGGATCATTGTTGCACTAACTGAAGAGTTATTCACCCAAATGAGCGGGCCTGAGATAACAGAACACCTTCAGGAAACAATGATGGCCTATTACAATCCAATATTTCCGCAAACCAATGTTAACGATGTTGAAGATTTGAGATTAAGAGAGGTTGCAGATGTTACCTTTGCAAATTCATTTATCACTAAAATGCTTTCTCGAATTGGTAAGGAGTGGGAAAACATAGAGAAGTGCTACGGCAACCTTACCGAACTTAGGACTTTGGAAAAACTGGAAAAACAATCTGCTTAAACCTTATACCTGTGGAATTTATAGATCATGAAAAGAGAAAGCTGTTAGAGGATCTTTCCGAAATAACAGTAAAACGTGTTTTGATTGAGTTGGGACAGTTAAAGCCATATTTGACTTTAAACCAAGCGAGCAAAATGTATGGCCGTGGGACTGTGGATCGATGGAAAAGAGAGGGACTAATTAAGTTTATCAAAGACGGGGCCAATACATCCAAAATTCGCATTGACCGCATAGAAATTGAATGCGTGGCAAAGAGTAGCAACCGGGCCAGTTATTATGAACACAATGTTCCTGAATAGTAAATAAGAACCTTTTAAATTTAAATCCATGAAAAATAAAAATAAAGCCAACCTTCCAGAGTCTCACGAAGACTTTTTAGAATTGCATAAAGAGATAAGTGACCTGTTAAAAAGCAATCCAGAATGGGAGGATATAAGTAAAAAGTTTAATGAGATTTCCCACGAAAATATCAACCCTGCTGAAGTAGTGATGGAGGGGTCGCCATCTAATGCACTGATAAAAGAGATTGAAGAGAAAATGGCAGATTCAAATTTTATGGATACCGTGGGGGAGAAAATCTTAAAATATCAAAATGCTATCATGATTAAGGTTGTTGATAAACACATGGAAGAGGATAAATGGATTGATTAACAGAGCTATTTTATTATCTTTATAGTCCTGCTATATTACCGAAAAGGGGTTTCACTTCAGAAGTGAGGCCCTTTTTTTTGTTCCCAGTAGGCATATCTGCCTACCGAAACGGGAATCCCCGCAACGGTTAAACAAAGATCGTAATTCCGCTAAAAACACATTCTCAGACCGATACCGGAAACACGGCAACGGTATCTAACTACCTGATAAACTGCCAACGCAATTTTGCACCGGGGAAACTATCCGATAATCGGACTGTTTGGAGTGTGATTTTCTCACAGCACTATCTTTTGATTTTACATACACGGAATTTGGGGTATGTAAACCCGTAGAACCTACGGAATAGAAACACCCCTGTTTTGGGGTAAATAAAACCGGCGAATCCACCGTATGTAAATAGGCGGAATTCCACCTAATTAAAAAGAGCGAACATTATCGCCCTTTTATCAAAACGTTATACCGTTATCATACCAGCCAAAAGAACGGAATCCCGTTGTTTAAAAAAATGCTGTTCCGGTTACTTCTTATTTACCTTGCTTTGAAGCTCTGAAATTTTCTCACTTAAACCTGAAGGTATTTCCCCACCGTGGTTTTTTATTTCTTCGGCAAATTCTTCCAGATCAAAAAGCTGGTATTTTTTAGATGGTTCGCTTGGAGTGTTGACCTCAAAAAATGCCAGTTCCTTGTAAATGGAAACAATCTCATCTTTTTTATTCATGAATTTGGCTTTCTCCAAAGCTTTAAGGAGTGCTGTTTTTTGGCTAAGCCTATCGGCCCCAAACTTCTTTTTAATGGCCCGAACGTCATTAACCAGAACAAAAAAGGCTATCAGTATAGCCACTTGAATAAGAAAGGTAACAAAAACCACAGTTTGTAATGTGTCTGGATTCATAGCAGTAGAGTTTAGATAAGACAAAAAAAGAGGGGCATACTCACATTTGAGCCGGCCCCTCTTTATAGTAAATTCAAAAGCTTGTTTAAGGCTTCCAATGTTTCAAAGGTAGTGATAAAATAAATTCAAGTCAAAAAGGGGTGCAAGTTTTTAGGGGTGCAAAACAGGGTGCAATCCTTAAACGAAAAAGCCGCAACCCTTTAATAATAAAAGAATTGCGGCTTTATTCAGTGATCCGGGCGGGATTCGAACCCACGACCGACAGCTTAGAAGGCTGTTGCTCTATCCAGCTGAGCTACCGGACCATTTTGCTCAAATGCGGTGCAAAGATAGGAAAAAGATGGAAAAGACCATCGTTCAAAGTGTTTTTTTGGCCTTGAATTATTCCTGGAATGGAAAGATTTTCCGATTTCTTGTTGGTTTGATGATTGATAGTGTGTTTCGTGTCATATATTTATTTTTTTTTTTGTCTTAAGTGAATAAATAACCTGGCAGTTCATTGAATGCGCCATCTTTATTGTTGTATGAGGGGTTTAGGACTAAAATAGTTATATTTGATTGTTTACAACTATGACCTGTGCATTCAGCAGACTATGAACACCATTGCATTTATAGATATTGAAACCGATGTCCGAACCGGTAAAATTCTTGATGTAGGATATGTT